TTAATAATTTTTTATGTCTCTTGATTAACATTTCACAAAGTTTCTTATCATTCTTGGGTTGATATCTTGGCTCACCGCCCATGTTCTGGTGGTGATATTCTTTACACCAATTGCCCTTGTTTCTATATAAACCAAAAAGAAAATCGTCGCAAAACCAATTATGTATTTGTGGCGGGTATATCCAACCGAAACATTCAAAATGTTTTTTATGTAATAAGAATTGAGTTGGTATTCTATCATTATTTGAAAAACCAGCAGAATAACCAACATTGTTATTTTTCTTTAATAACTTAATAAACTTGCCAAGCCATTCTTTTCTGCCGTCATACATAATATCGTCGCCACCAATCTGAAGATAATCAATCCCGTCGTCAATTGCTCTCTTCGATAAATCAGACCAAATCTTACAGGGGTTGCCCTTACAACCTTCAAATGAAATCCAATTCATTTTGATATCTTTATAAGCCTTTGGCAAATCAATTGTTGAAAATAATTTGTCGTCATGGTCAAAGCCCAGATAAAGTTCAATATTAAAATCAGAAGTTAAATTATAAATCGAAGGCAATAAGATTGTATACAAATGAGTTTCTTCAAGAGTTTTCCAATTCATATTATTTGAAGTTGTTGGCACACAAAAAGCAACAGTTGTTTTTACAGAACGGGTCAATGATTGACCCATTAGATATTTTAATGATTTAGTTTTGAAATATTCAGAGATAGATTTCTTATCATTGTAATTTGTAATTGTTCTTTTACAATCTGAATACATAAAACTTAAATGACGATTAATTTCACTTAATTCTTGCCAAGATCTTAAATGAACCCTTTTGCCATTTGGCACATTATAAATATCCCCTTCTCTTTGATAATCGTCAAAGAAATAATTTGGGTTATTTTCTGGTGTCTTTGTTATTCTTAATGTTCCGTCTTGAAGTTTTTCGCATTCAGGTATGAACTCAACATAATCACAATCGAAGCCAGCAATCTCAATTGTTTGAAATAAATCAAGAGCCATGAGAACAGCAGAAGAACCAGAACAATAATTTCTCGCATACTTGAAAACCGAACGACAATCCATCATTAATTCTTCAATATAAACTATGTCGTCTCTATGAGATAAATCAACCTTCTCAAGAATTGATTTGCTTAATAAATATAAACCACATTTCTTTTGTTTTATAAAATCGATAACTTCATTATTTTTACAAACTACTTTATCAACGTTGACATAAATATCTGGGTAACAATCAATCTTATCCCAATGCCGAAAGGCTAAACAACAACCAATCCAACTATACTTATTTTTATCAATTGATCGAAAATCAAAATCTTTGATTGATTTTCCATTGCCAAAAACTAAACAATTACTTTTCATTATATTTTATAACAATATAATAATTATTGTTTTTAAACTTAGTATTTTATTGAATGGGTCAATGATTGACCCGCTTTCGTTTTTTCTTCTTTGATTTAAAAAACCAAATAATTAAATAGTAACCACAGCATTTGAGTTTCATTATAATTAATAAAACATTATTATTTTGATTTAATAGCACATATCCCATGGGTTCGATCCGTCTCTGTATTTCGGTTTTGTTGGGTTAATCTTATTAAGTAATTCTTTCTTTTGTTTATCGATAGCCTGTTGCTTTCTCTTTTCTTCTTTTCTTGCCTTTCTTAATATTTCATATTTTGTTATCGCTTCAAGTTGTGCGTCTTCAAGATCCTTTTTTGTAAAAGAAGAAGCGGGCTTCTCAACAACAGAAATCTTCTGTGGCGGTATATCTTCATTCACTTCAGTCTTTAATTGTTCAAACTCTTTCATTTTCTTCTTTTTTCTTAAATTATTAGTTTCTTTCTCAATCTCTTTCATTTTCTTCTTTTCTAAAGCCTTTGCTTTTCTCACTGCCATTGCCTTCTCTCTTGCCAATGCTAACTTTGCTTTGTGTTCTTCACTCATGGGCTTGCGTGGTTTCTTTTGCTTAACTGGCTTCTGCTTCTTTGGTGGGTCTTCTTCATAAATAAATTGCTGATTAACTTCACCCGTCTCTTCTCTGTTACCCTGAACCGGTTCAATAACTGGTTCAACTACTTTAGAAGAACCAGTATCGAAAATATCGTCTCTTGTCGGCTTCGGTTTCTCAACAACTTCAGGCATAGCCAACTGCTCTGCTTCATAACTTTCAAACTCTTCATCAGATTGCGGTAACTCGTTATCAGAAAAATTGCCGGGTTCGGGTTCTTCAACAAAATTAAATTGAACCTTGGGGGCTGATTTATTACTCATTATTATAATAATAGAAAGAAAATATTTCTATAAATTATTAAAAAAAACAAAAAAATATTAAAAAACTAATAAAAAAAATTAAACATTTAATCTAATTACATTAATGCGTCGGGTTTCTTTCTAAAATATAATACAACAATTGATTGACCTGTTAAGATTGTTGCGAATTGTTCATTTGAATAACAAAATGAAAGATTGAAATCTGAAACTGCCATTTCGCTGGGGTTATCCATGTCAATCCAAACAAAGTTCTTTGGTTCAAAATATAATCGACCCGTTGATTGCCCGCTATCAAACCTTGGCAAGTGACCAATGATTTGAGACTGTTGCCCAGTTAGAGCATTCAGAACTCTTTGGTTCATACCGTCTAACCTTACAAACATTGCTTGTGAACTTTCAAGACTTGGTGCTGTGTTCGACTGAAACTCTCGGGGCAGATTTGTTCCAAAGCCAGTGTTCGGTGTATCAATCACAGCAGAATTAAAACCAAGAATATCTTGTGCGTTCGCACCAAATGAAGGTTTATAAATATCCGATTGATCAACAATCAAAACATTTGAAAGAGAACTATTGAAACCCGAAGCATTCAAACCACCTTGATCGACTGTTTCAATATTGGTCGTCTGAAGAACCTTTCTGCTTTCAACATTGAGACACCAATTCGTTCGCCCAAGAAGTTCAAGAGTTTCCCACCAACCAGATTGATTTTTCTTTTTCACGTCATAAGTTGTTAAGGGTGGGGTTTTTAAATGACCAACATTCATTTTGCTATCTTTGTGAGTGGCGGTTGCCCCAACCACAAGAACTGGGTGAAGACACCAACAGGCTTGGTGAATTGGTTGAAATTGTCTTATTTTATTTGCTTGAGTATCGTCCATGAAAGAACAGACAACTTGCCAACCAATTGGGTTTGCTTTATTGTCAAGTTTTGCGTTATAAATCTCAAGTTTCATTTGTTCTCCAGACGCTGTGAAACGAACTTTTTCATATTGTCCGTCTGATAAATCTGCCCGTGAAGAAGTGAATGACCCGTTTGTATTTTCCCAATATTTCAATTCATATTTTCTTGTTACTTCTGCTTGGGCGTCAAAAGCAGTAAAGAAGACAACTAATTCACCAGAACTATTTCTCGCACAACCGAAATCCATATATGGTAATTGACCGACGCTCATATTATCGTCAGATAAATCGCTGTTATAATCTGGTGTGTAAACACCGTCATGAGTTTGACCAATATATCTTGATAGACCAACCGCCCAAGGCACTTCTCGACCAGAAGCATTCACGTTGGCTTGAGTGCCAGAAATATTAACTGTAAGATCTCCACCATTCAGAGATAAGGGTCTATCGGGTAGAATAGCAGAAGCAACTGAACCAATATGAGCCGAAGCGTTTCTCGTTAGCCTTTTATGTGTATCGTTATAAGACCAGAGACCAGAACCATTTCTGAACCGATATTGATCATAATCAGCAAAGTTCTGTTCGGCAGTTGTTAAAGTCGCATTAGTATTCGAACCACTTACGTGTTGACTGAAACCAATTTTATAACCGAGAAAATCAAGACCAGAAGCATTGCGAAGCAAATCAACTGTAACCTTTTCTTTAAGGTTGGGGTGATATATAGTTTCACTTAATCGCTCCCGAAATCTATTAGCAAAATCAGATAGTGAAAACTCTTTCACAGCGTTACCCACTTCGGTTGATTTCAAGAATTGAAGCCTTAATGGGTGATATACTGTATCTTCGATTTGAAGTTTAGAAGACGGGTCGCTTACTCCGTCCAGACTTAATTTGTTACCAAAATATTGATAAAGAACATTATTCTGACGAGAAAGAACTATTCTGCCGTCAACATTAACTTTCACAGATTGAAGAGCAACCTGAGCGTTAGCGGGTATTTTATAAGTTGAAGAAAGTTGATTTCTGAAACTCCAAGCCTTATAGATTGAGTTTTTCTGACGCTCTGATTGTCCGTCAGCAACTTGGTTAGAACATATAACAAGAGACATATTTTATAATATGTTTGATATTTTATTTATTATCAAAATAAAATTAAAATAAAAGTAAAACTATAATGCCGAAAAAGAAAGCGACAACCATGAAACCCCTGAATGCTAAAACTCAAGCATATAAACAACCGCTTCAGCATAAAGTTATCGAAGCCCAAAAACCTGAAAGAATAAATCAAAAACAAATCTTTGATACAAAAAATAATAAGTCTAAGAAGAAAAAGAAAACAAATAAGAAATATTAGAGAGTGGGTCAATCATTGACACGGGTCATTATTGACCCAAAAACATAATATCATTTGGCAAGTTCATTTTATGACAATAATAAAAACAATCGAAATTACATTTATTTTCTTTGATTTCTTTGCCTTCAGATATCTTGATAAATTGTATTCTTCTTTTTGGTATGATTATTTGTAATATTTTATCTTTCATAATTTCTCTAAAATATTTTGTGAAGATAAGATTTTGAGAAGCAATCATGATAAACGGTTTATCTAAATCGATCAGCCTTTGAAATATTTCTTTCTTTCTTGTGAATGGTGGGTTTGAAATTAATATTTCACCTTCATTGCTTTCAAAAAAATCAATTTCTTTATGAATAACTTCGAAGCCCAATGATCTTAAGTTTTCACCCGATTTGCCGTCACCAAAGAAACATTCCCAAATTACTTTATCTTTTGGTATATATTCTTGAATATTTTCCCAAGCAGATTTGGGGGTCATATAATCGTCATGTTTAGAAAAGGTTTTTGTTTCATATCCCGCCATTTATTATAATCATATATTTTAATTTTAATTTATTAACGCAACTTTTTTGATTTTTTTTTATTTTATTTTATAATGTTTTATTTATTATAAAATATGTCTGCTTATTGGTCTGCTGATAATAGTGTGCGAGTTGGTGAAACGAAGATATCTGTGCCGTCTGAGAATGGTTTGAGTTATAGCCCGGGCCAGAAGGTTCAGATTTTTGTTGATCCTTCTTCGAAGTATATTGACGGGCGAGAATGTTATTTAGATTTCAATGTTCAACTGAAACTCCCTTCGGGCAAAGCCCCAACCCGCCTTCAACTTGATAAGTGTTCGTCTGTTCTTTTAAAGAATATTCGCATTTATGACGGTTCTCGGGGTCAACTTTTAGAAGAGATTGCCGATTACTCAACTTATGTTGCGGTGAAATATGATTATGATAAAGATAAGAACCTTGAAAATCTCAGGGCGTTACGTGAAGGTTGTGCGGTTCACCAGCCCGATAATCGTGGCACATACGGCACAACAAAAACCGGTATGGCAAATACAACTACAAACCCTTATTTCAAGAAAACAACTGGCAATCAATCTACTGCCTTTTCTGATAGTGATTTACTCAATGCCAAGGTTTGTCTCCCGCTTCATACGGGTATTTTTGCCAATTCTGACACAATCTTCCCTGTCATGATGACTTCTGGGCTTTATATCGAGATTGATCTTGCTGAAGCAAGTGACGTTATCAAGCAGTTAGACAGTGTTCTGCGTGATAGTCGCACGGGTCTCAACCCGCACTTTCATTCGCTGAATGGTCGTGAAAGCCCAAATGCTAACACTTGGGCAAATGGCACTGAAACAACTTCATTATATGTTGCGTATGAAAACAATCTCAAGGGTTCTAACAGTGTTGATAAGTTCCCATTTGTAGTTGGTGAAACAATGAAACTGTGTCGCTCTGATAATAATGGTTCTGGCACTACGTTCCATGGTGGTGTTGATTTAACTATTTCACAGATTAATCTTTCTGCTTCAGCCAACGCTTCTGTTGGTCTGGTTCAAGTATTTTTCCAGAATGCTTCCAATACCACGGGCGTTGCGATTGATACAAACTATGTTCTTTATTCAACTGCTGTTGCTGATCAGACTTCTTATGACGCAACATATACGGTTTCAAATGTAAATCTAATTGTTTCGCAAGTTAAGTTAGACCCGAAATATGAAAGCGGTATGCTTCAGAAGGTTCGAGAAGGTAAGGCTATTGAGTTTGATATTCATTCTCTAACAAATTATAAGCATTCAATTCTTGCGTCTGATCGCCAAGCAACCTTTCAGATTTTTGCGACCAATTCTCGGGCAAAATCTCTTTTAGTTGTTCCGCAAGATAGTTCTGTGTATACTTCAGCCCAGAAGATTTCAGGTTCTGGCACTTATGTGATTGCCGGCACAAACTACACGAACGCATGCGAAACTTCAAAGAATTATGAAGATACTTGTCTTGCTTCTACTCGATCAGCATATACGGGGGTATGTGACGAACTTTCGGCAATTCAGTATCAGATTAACGGCAAGCGTGTGCCGAGCCGAGAAATCTCTACAAAGAAGATTGCGACCAAGAACTCTATTGACGCATTTCACATATATGAACTTGAGAAGACACTCGATAATTCTATGATAGCCCCGAAGTCATTTAGTGAGTTCAGAAATAATTTTGTCTTTGGTCGTGGTTTCTCTGCTGGTGGTCAGAATGGTGTTCTCGATTTAAGGGGCAAAGACCTTGCTGTGAACGTTCGCTATCTAACCAGCACCCCGCCAACTGTCGGCAAGTTATTTCAGTCATTTGTGTTTCACATTCGCCGTCTGGTTCTGAAACAAGATAGTATTGAAGTTATTCACTAATTATGTCAATGATTGACATACTCTCCTTGAGAGTATATGAAAAATCAAAGATTTTTGACCCAAACTATTTTTATTTATTTTTTGTTTTAATATTTTATATTATAATTATTATAAAATATGAGTTCTCGTTACATAGAAATCCGCCCTGACAATATCCCAGCCGACGGCAAAATCTCTTTCAAGAATGGTTTTCCCGTTCTCTCTTTTACTATCTCAGCACAGAATGCTATGCTCGACCCACGATCAATTCGAATTGTTGGTGATTTTTCGGCATATAAAGACAATCTCGCAACGCCGACAGCACTCACCAACGGCGACCATGTAACTATGAACAATCGCCTTGGTATTTACAATGTTATTGAAAGTCTAACTGTTAGAAGCCAGCGTTCAAAAATGATTTGCGAAAATATTCGTCATTATTCAAAATATATGAATACATACCTTGCCTTAAGTTCGTCGCTTCAAGACCAGATTTCTGGTTTATCGCAGACTTGTTTAATTCAGCCCAACCCCACTACTTTCAGAAAGTCTGTTGTTGAAAGCCCAACTACGGCGGGGCAGTTAAACTCTTTTTCTGCTCATTTACCTTGTGGGTTCGTTCAATCTGGCAATATGGTTGATCTTCGTGCTGACGCATTCGGTGGCATTCAGATTGAAATGTTACTTCAGCCAGATAGCAATGTTTTCTATCAAGTCAATGGTTCTTCTGCTGGCATTGGCGACGCACATTATGAACTTAGCAATCTGAAACTTACTTGTGAAGTATTAGACCCCGGCGATACGCCCCCAGCACCTGAAGGCACTTTTGATTTCAACACGATTACTTCTCTCTATACTTCAATCAATTCTACAAATGCTCAAATACAATATTCTCTGGCTCTTCGTCAAGTTCAGAGTGCTTTCATGACATTTATGCCTGTATCGAATATTAACACTCTAACTCAAGACGGGCAAGCGACTACATATCCTTCGGGTGACGGTTCTTCTGATACTGCTCTTGCCCAAATCAAGCGTGTTCAGTTTCTCAAGGGGGGTCAAAAATATCCCGCAGATTTTGATTTTATAGCAAATACCCAAGACCCGAATAACACAGATAGCCAGTTGCCAGACCCAACAATTCTCAAGGGTTTATTTGAAGCAGTTGTGCCTTCGTATGGTGCTGACCGTTTTGCTATTTCTCCAGCAAATATGAACCGAGATTATTCTATGGGTGTTGGTGTAGCAAGTGAAACTTCATACATGAATATTCCTGAAGGCGGTTCTGTTATGGGGCTTGGTGTCAAGTATGGGCTTGGTGGTGGTGAAGATTTTTCGCTCGAGCAGTTTGGTGTCAGCATTGAGAGTGATTTGAAGAGTGACAACCCGATTGGTGTTTATATCTTTATCAAGGCTGGTTCTCGCCTTGTCTACAATCGCAACGGTGTTCAGATACAGCAGTAAGAAGTTATTATCTATACATAATTAATTTTTGATTTTTTTATTTGTTTTTTTTTATTATTTCATATTATTATAAAAATATGAACGACACTGAAAGCCCCCAAGACGCTCCACCGCCCACCAAATCTTCTGCGACCCCGATACCGGGTTCGGCTGACGACGTGCCAGATTTTCTTATGCTTGAACAGATCCCTGTGAATTATGTTCAGCAGATTGAAACTGACCTTCTTGAGCCAGTTGTGTTCAATCAAGGCACGGCAACAACTGACGGCTTCTGCCGGTTTACTTTACAGAATAAGGGTTTTCTTCACTCTCATTCAAAATTATTTGTAGCACTTAAGGCAACTACAAATGAAAGCAATTTCCCAATGCCCCATGTTGGCGTTGGTCAGATTGTGAAGAAGGCTGTTCTAAAGATTGGCAATAAAACTATTAATGAAATCGATAGTTGGCGACACCTTCACAGCGTTAAATCAGCAATGATTGCGAATGAAGTTCAGTTAGAGAGAGAAACATATATGACTGGTCGATATGTCAATCACGATTTCGTTTACACTGACGGCAGTCGTTTTGAAAGTGCTGGCTATGGTTTATCAACTAATGTTGAAAAGTTTGACGCAACTGGTTATGAAGTTCCTTCTTGGTTACTGACTGACGCTTCTAAGCCCGAAGAAGCACCAAGTCTTCAGATTGATTTATCTGACCTTTTCCCGTTTCTTAAGGTTCACCAGTTGCCCCTGTATATGATTAGCGAACCAATCAACATTGAATTAACTTTCTTCCCGACTGTTGGCGAGCGTATTCAGATTGAGAGTGGTAAGACTGGTTCTCAGCCTTGTGAGATTGTTAGAGACGATCTCAAGTTCTGTGCTGATTATATTTATTACGGGGCAACAGACGAAATGGCACGATATGCTGATAGAAATAAAGAAATGAACTTTTCTTTTGTTGATTATCGTCTGGTTGAGCATTCGACCACACAGACTGCTGTTCGTGAGAGTGTTGTTCGCAATCTTGGTATGGCAAATCGTCTTGTGCCAAGAATTATTTCAATTGCTTCTGATACCAGCAAGGGTGAAGCCAGTCTTCTTGGTGATTGTAATGCTCTTTCTCAGTTATATGACAGCGACGGCAAGCCCAGCACAACCGCACCACTCAGATATAATGTTAAATATAATGATCGATTTGAATACACAACTGCGATTGATAGTATGTCAAGATTATTTTCTCAATTCACTCATGCTGAAGGTGTGCCATTCTTAACCCGTCAAGAGTTTTCGGGTGAAAGCAAGGCTGGTGGTTTAACAACAGCAGAGTTTCAGGGTTATGCTCAATCGACTGAACTTGATGCGAAGTTTGGTTATTTAGCAACGAAACTAACCAATGGGCGTGTTGGTCAGCGTGGCATTGATCTTCACCTTTCGGCTGATTTACCAGCAGGTGTCAACCTTATGCGGTCTTTCTGTGAATATGTTCGTGTGGCAACCCTGAGAGATGGTATGTTTGAGATTTACAATGCTTAATGGGTCAATGATTGACATACTAATCTTTTTTTATTTTTTTTATTTAAAATAATAATCTAATAATTATTATATAAAAATGAAGATTAATTCTGAAAATATAACTGAAAAAATCCAAGAGAGCCGACCGAACTTGAAACCCAATTCGATTAAGCAATATGAAACTCATTTGAATAAATTGAAAAAGATATTTGAGACAGATAATTATGATTTTTTATCTGAACCAAATAAAGTAGTTGAAAAATTAAGTGACAAACATTATACAAGTCAACGAAATACTCTTAATGCTGTTATTATTTTGCTATTAGCCTTGAACCATGACGAAAGATTTAATGATTTAATCGAAGATTATCAAAAGATTAGAGATAAACTAAATGATAAATATGTTGAAGATCAGCAAAGCGGTAAGATATCAGAGAAGCAAAAGAATAATTTTGTTGAGTTAAAAGAGATTGGGTCAATGATTGACACAATGGCTAAAGAAATTAAAACTCAAAATCTTAAGAAGAAAGAAACATTGAATGGCAAAGAAAAAGAATTGCTCATGGTTTATACAATTTTTTCATTTTTATCAAGATACCCATTGAGAAATGATTTGGCTGGTATGAAATATATTTCAAAGACAAGTTATAATCGTCTCACTGAAGACGATAAGAAAGAAGGTAATTATCTTGTAAAAAATAAAAATAAGTTAAATATGATTTTGAATGAATATAAGACTTCAAAAAAATATGGTGAAAAGAATATTGAAATTGATCCTGAAACTTCGAAGATATTAAGAATGTATATTAAGGCAACTGATAAGAAAGTCGGTGATACTTTATTTGTTTCGTCTCGTGGCACGCCAATATCAAGAAATGGTATTTCTCAATTATTGATTAAGACTTCACAGAAATATTTAAATAAATCGATAAGCACAACAATGATGAGAAAAATAGTTGTTTCAGATAAGTTCGGCGATTTAGCAAAAGAACAGGCAGAACTCGCAGACGTTATGGGTCATGACGTTGGCACACAAAATCTTGTTTATAATAAAGAAAAATAATTTTATTATTAATATTAAATATGTTCAAATGTTTTTGTTGCTGGTTCTTTGGCTGTTGTATTAGACAAGAGAATGATTAATTTTATCTAAACGAACATTGACAACTGCTCGGTCTTGTTTATAGCCGTGACCGAAATCTCTGTTCTGGTCTTCAATATAATAATCTTCTCTGTTTCCGCTTTCTCCTTTCCAATTCATTTCCCAATAAAAATATTGATCAGAGCATTTCCAAACAATATAAAATCTTTTTTCTTTTTCGTTTCTCAATCTTCTATGTTTATTATGTTGAAAAGCGAAAGCCATTTTCGGGCTATCAAAATAAAGTGTATCAAGTTCCATTACTCTGCCTGTTCTTGTTGTATGTTTCATAACTTCACCAGTCCATTCAGTTGAAGGTCTTGTCTTAAGTTCAACCATTATTTCTTCATTATAATAATCGAAATGAGCGAATGTTTCTGGGTCATGTGTTAACTGCGTCTTAAATATCTTATTTAAATCAGGTAGAGAAATCTCTTCTGATAATTTGCCGAGTTCATAATCTTTTTGAAACTGTGTCATAGTTATTATTATCTATACTATCTTTAAATATATTATTTTTATCGAATTAAACGCACTAATCTAACATTATACCCCCAAGCGTCGGTAATAATCTAACTTTTACCCCTTTTTAGCACTTAAAGAGACACTAATTTTAAAATTAATTCTTTAAATACCCTAAAATGACCAATAATAGTAGATTACCGACGCTTAAATGACCCATAATGTTAGATTAATAGCATTTAAAAGAATAATATATATGTTTTATGTATATATAATGATTACTCAGGGCAAAAATGGTTCGATTAATTTATATTACAATGAATTATTGATCGAAGGCTTTCCCTTGGGTCAAATGAATGTCATTGATTATTTTAAAGTTGCCGACGACCTTATGATTAAATCAATGCGTGACAACAATAAAAATCTTCGTGAACAATCACTCGCTTACAAATATTTTTGTAGTATGATTTACATGAAGAAGTTAAAAAAGAAATATATATCTGAAGAAGATTTAAGAATGTTTCTGGCTTGTCTATTATCTCTTGTCAAGTTGAGACAATTCGAACCAGAAGAAGTTCTTTTAGTTATGCCACGAAAGAAAAAGAAAAAGATTATTTAATTCATATTTATCTTACCCATTAATTCTAAAAGTTCTTTTTCGTCCTTACTTAGTTTTTTAGGGTTTTCCCTTTCTTCTTTTTTTTGTTTATCTATTTCTTTTTTTAATATGTCTATTTCTTTTCTAATAGAGATTTTTTCTTTCAAGGTTTTTCCTGTCATGCTCTCTATTAACTTCGTATCTTTTTCTTTGAGTTTCTTTAATTTTTCACTGTCCAATATCTGTGACGGGGTCGGCAGAGATTTATAACCCAATTTTGTATATAGTTCTTTGATTTTATTCTCTTTATCGTTTCCCGATTTCTTCTTGGTAATCGTCTCAGTGGCTAATAAGATTTTACAAACCTGTTGAATTAAATCGAACTTCACAGGGTCACCGCCTTTATCTGGGTGTTCTTTCAATCTTAGTTCTCTACACCTTTGCTTCACCAATGTTGGTGTTTCAGTTTCCCTTGTAATCCCGAGAACCTTATAAGGGTTTATCTTTTTCTTCATTTGTAAAGATAAAGCATTTATCATTTGGCTTCTTTCTCTGGCTTCAACCTTGAAACCTTTATCTTCTTTCTTTGCTGGTGCGTTTCCTTTTCCTTTCATTACTTTTCCTTGAAATACAAGGCTCACCGGTATCTGTTTGCCATTGTCATAATTGTTCGTCGAGAAGATTAAATTGTCGAAAACAACTGGCACATTTTTGAACTCTTTATTCACGAAATCCAGAAGTAGTTTCTCTGTTTTTATGCCTGTAATAATTTTAAATTGGTCTCCTTGTTTTGTGATTTTCAACGCTCTGATATTATTTATGATTGGGTTGTTTCCTTCGTTCGTATATTTATTATCTTTCCCCCCACCGTCTTCTCCCTTGTATTTCTTTACGACTTTTGTCAATTCTTCTCTGATTTGTGATTTCAAATCTCCTTTCTTTGCTGGTTTATCTTCGATTGCTAATGCTTTTTTTGCTTTCGGTTGAATGACTGTGATTTTCTTCGGGTCAATCTTTGGTCGCCCAACCTTTTCCTTTGGTCTCACTTCGTCTTCTTTTGGTTGGGGTTTCGGCTTCTGTTTCTTCATTTGTGCCTTTGCCCTTGCTTTGCCAATGATTGCTCCAGCCTTAATCAAGTCACCTTCTCTGCTTTTCACCGCCTTCTGTTTCTTCTCTTTCTTTTCTTTTGCTTGCTGTTTCTGTGCTTCAGTCTTTGGCACAATCTTTGTTGCTTCTTTTGCTTTATCAAGAGTAATATCTTTTTTGCTGGTTTGTTCAAGTCGTTGCTGTTCATGGTTAACTCTGAAACCAGATTTTGAAATAATATTTATGATTTTGTCTCTATCTGATCCCGGCGGTATTGTTATCTTTGATAATTTGTTGTGAGCCCGAACAAGTTTACGTATCTCAGCGGTTGTGAGTTTCCCCTTCAATTTTCCAGTTTTGTATGGCATTTATATTATAAAATATTTTTTTTTTTCAAAATTAAACTTATTAATTAAAATCGAATATTATTATCTCTACTTAGTTTTATATATCAAATAGTCTTTATATGCTTTTATGTCAATCATTGACCCACTTTCATTTTCTTTGCGTTATATAATTAAATAAAAAATATATTATAATGATATAATGATAATTCATAAATCACATTCGAAAACAGATTTAATCGATTTAATCAATCATTTAAATCTTGATATTCATTTCTCACACCAAGACAACAAAAGAAACATTCATGATAAATTATTAAGCCATATCAAAACCAATTTCAAGATTGATAATAACTTTTATAAAATTGAAAATAAAACTCAATTGATTTCATTTCTTGAAAATAAAAACCCAAAGAAAATATTGAGTATCAAAGAAAAAAACAATGTAATGCTGATTTGTAAATACATAATCAATTATTGTAAAAATAATTATGATTTATCTCACACTAAATATAAACAATATCAAGACTTAATTGACGACGTAGACTTCATAAAACAGTTCGGTGATATCCCTTCGGTTCGACGCTGTTGTCGATTAATGAATGAAGATATCAAAGCGGGTGGCAGAAAGTTTAATCCTTTGATTAGCCCACAGGTTCAAAAAGATTTAAATGAAAAGAAAACTTTAAAAGGCAATGGCACATTGTATATCATGACAATTAAGAGAGCAACAAAAGATAATCCAATTATAGTTTCATTTGATTAATGGGTCAATATTAACCCGTGTCAATGATTGACCCTTAGACTAATTTTTCCATTTCAATTTCTGGTTCTGGTTGAAGTTGTCCGCTTTCTGTTCTTCTTAAGATTTCGTTTTCTTTCTGTAATATTTTTTCTTCTTTTTTCAATATCTTTTCTTGTTTTTTTTCATTCTTTTTATTTTTAAGAGTTTCGGCTTGGTCTTTTAATGTTTTTAATTCTTCTTCATTTGGTGGTCTTCTTTCACATTGAAATATGTAACATAAATTGACTTTACAATGACATTTCGATTGCCACACAACAAGAAGCAAAGACGCAACAGCACCAAGAACTAACACGATTGCCCCAGCCAATTGGTCGACACTATAATCTTGAAGTTGTCCTTCGTCGCTTTCAGACATTTATTTATTAAGATATTATCTTTTATAACCTGTAATTTTTAATTTTTTTACTTTGTCAGCAAGGTCTTTATCGGCTTTGCCCCATGTGCCGGGTTGTTTCATTAAAAAAGAATACAATCGACTAAATGCCCATTGCTCGGCTGACATTTTACCCTTTAATGATTTACCCCCAACCTTTTTGCCTGTAGTTGCTGAGCGAACTGAACTTGGGTTTGTTTTTCTTGCCCCAACGCCACGATCATAAACTTCGTCAAGTATTTTCATTGGTATACCAGTCAATCTTGACATATCTTTTTTTGAGTTTGCTTGCGACTTCTTCTGCTTATATTTTACATTAAAGTTTTCTTTATTTGTCATTTAATTTATCTGATATAAATAAATGAAACAATTAATAAGTAATTATTTTTTTGCTTGGTTCATTAAAATCTTTGATATATTAAAAATGAGTGACAATCCTTTTTCTCGTCATGTGATTAGACAACTTGATAACACACTAGAAGGTAGAAAGCCAATCGAACAGATAAAAGACGAACTTTGCGAGTTAAAGGTTGAATTAATACATATCAAGAATTATATCAGAAAACTTGAAGCCAGAGAACAAATCAAAGAAGAAAAAGAAAAACAAGTTGAAGCAGAATATGAAAAAGTTTCAAAGGGTTGGTTTTACTGATCGGGTCAATTATTGACCCACTTATAAATATTTCGTTTAAAATATAAAAATAATATATTTGTATAAATTATAATGAATAAAGAACCAATTTCAATTTTAGTGCCAACTTATAATCGGCACAAGTTTTTGCCTTTATTTTTAATGAACTTGAAATCCCAGACTTATCCCCACCATTTGATAACAATAATAATCGACGACGACGGGCAAGACAAGTTCATTAAAGATATACCAGATTTTGAGAAAGCCATTTCACCCATGAAACTTGATTACGTAACTAATAAGCCAAAGAGAACAATCGGCAAGAAAAGAGACGAATTAATTAAAAGATCAAAAACAAAGATATGTTGCTTCTTCGACGACGACGACATTTATTTCCCTGAATATATTGAATATTCTTATGATACTTTGAAACATAATAAAGTTGGTTGTGTTGGCTCAAATAAAATGTTATTCTGTATGTCAGACAGAGATTTTAATATTCACGCAATAGATTGTGGTGACGCTAAAAAGTTAATTCATGAAGCAACAATAATGCTTACAAAAAAATGGTATCGAGCCAGTTGCGGTTTTGAGAATAGTTCTCAAGGTGAAGGTGCTAACATTTTCACAGGGCACGAAAGAACCGTGTCAATTACTGACATAAGAAAAGTTATGTGTTGTCTTCAACACGGTGAGAATACAGTTAACAAACTTCAATTTGCGAAACCAGATAATCAATTGCCAATCGATCTTTCAGAAGATATGCTTGATTTACTTCGTTCAATACTTAAATAATAATTATCTATATATTCATATAGATAATGTCTGAATATTCTGACGAACAAATTAATCACATTCTAAAGGTTTATAAATCTCAAAGAGAAAAAGATAAAGTAATTTATCAAAAGAGAAAACAAAATCCCGATTTCATGAAAGCCAATCGAGAAAGAGCAAAAAATTATTATGAAAATAATAAAGACAAAAGAAAAGAATTATATGAAAATAATAAAGAATTACACCAAGCCAAATGTTCGTTTCATTATTATAAGAAAAAAGATAATGTTAAAAAGTTTCAAGAAAAATACCCTGAACGCTGTGAGTTACTAATACAAAATAATTACTTTAAAGACCAAAACCCATTTGCGTCAATCGAAACTGCTGAATGATCATATTCTTCAGGTTCTGTTTCATACCCTTCATAATATTCATAATATTCTTTTATTTTTTTTTCTGTCGGTTTATAATCGTCGTCATTACCATTTTTTAATGCTTGAATTAAATCTGGTCTGCCGTTCTTGGCTAAAATAGATTTAATTTCTTCCCATGTGTCTTCGTCTAATTCGAAAGATTTAATCAAAGAGTTCGTCCCAATTTTCGTCGTCGGCATTCTTTTTTATACTATTAACAAATATTTTTTTTTCAGGGTATAAACTTAATAATTTATCAAAAACACTTTGATCAGTTTTTTCTTCTTCGTCCCAATCTTCCCAAACTTCGGCAATATGTATTTTTAAATCACTTCTTTCTGCTTCTTTAAGTAGCAAACCAATCTGCTGATATTTAACTTGAGAAATCATTTTATAATTAATAACAATATTTTAATTTTATCAAAAAATAAATTATTTTTGTTGTTGTTGTTCTTGAATAATTTCTTCAGCCACATTATAAGTTATTTTTCGGTCTTTTTCAAGTTTGAATAATACTGTTGATTGTTCTGAAACTCTCGCATAAGAACCGTCGGGGTCATGTATCGAACAAGTTAATGACGCAAGCCTTAAAGGTTTTGTAATTGTGAAAACCAAACTGCTTTCTTGTTGAAAATAGAAATCACCGTCACCATTAATTTTATCAACAATACCAATAATTGGCATAGTTGTATTATTCACTTTGCCACCAATAAAAGGCGTATCAGTAATTAGATTTGATCTGATTGTATAGTAACCCCTTATCATTCTTGTTGGTAAATTATCGGCTATAATTTGAATTGATTGAGTTTTTTGTTTGATTTCAGGGTAATATCTTAAATAAGAGTTATTACTATTATCTTGAAATAAACCGCCAATCGGTAACATATTCGTAAATAATGGCACACCATACATATTTTGAGCATAAATCTTTGTATCTCCTTCGTTGACTTCAGCATTTGTTGCCAAGATCGATAAATCATTTGCGTTATCATAACTCACATAAGATAATCGAGTATTTTTACTTGAGTTAAATTGTTTATATGAAAAGCCCAAAAGTTCCCAAAGAGACCCTTGCCATTCTTGTTCTGTTAAATTAAAATCTTCAATCATAACACCCGTTAAACTATCATATATTCGCCATGGTTCGAGATTGGTATTCAAAAAGGTTGCCGTTGATAATTTAGCCGCCCCGTTTTTAATAGACGTTGCCACGTCTAAAATATAAGGTTTTCTTGCGGTTGTTAAATCATTATATTGTTCTCTTGGGTTCATAACGTAAACCACGTCGCTTTCTGAAGTTGCGTCTCTCGCAAAAGCAGTAAAAAAAGGGTTGTCTGCTCTGTTCTCATTTCCAGAGTTTTGTGCTGTATGTAAATCAGAAATTGTGAAATGTGTTCCGTCATAATTTAATCGTGGGGCATTAGCCCCCAAATATAATTGATTAATTCTGTATCTTGTTAATGGGTCGATATCATACGGCGTCGCACCATTCGCAGTATTCCCATTCACTAAAAGGCTGTCAGCATAAGTGTCTGTGGTTGTAAAAGCATTAACCCCCGCATATCCATTACATGGTAAAACATAATTCATACCCGGGGCAGTAAAATGCTGATCAAAACCAATCTTTCTTTTTTCTTCAATTGTAGTTGCTCCACTGGCACTTATCAAAAGAGTTGAAAGACTTGAATTAACCCCGTTATGTTTTGTGCCATAAATAATTATCTTACCTGAAGCATTTCGACCAAAACAGCCGTAAGTTCTTTCACCAAGGTTATTGTCGGGCTTCGCATAATATGTATCTTTTTGGCTTGCGTCATATTCAAAAGGTAAAATTACAGAACTACATTGTTTGATAAACTTACTATTTCCAATGTCAGCAGTATTCCATGAAAAGTCTTTATAACCACCCCAGCCGAGAGTTGCCGTATCAAATATTGTGTTTGCGACTGCTCCAGCGTAATGGGTCATTGAAGCATTATGATATCTATTGATATGACACCAACGAGAATTATTGATTGTATCATTCGCATTATAAGGTGTTCTTGTATCTGAGAAAATATCCCAGATTTCAGGGTATTTTTCTTGTGCCAGAATAAAGTTTCTGAAATCGTCCAAGACTGCTGTATCGTCATAATCAAGAGAAGTTACATAAGCAGACCCGTTTGTCGCTGAAATAATATGTGAGCCAAGTGTGCCACTGATAACTTGAGCCGAAGTTCGATTAATTAATCTACCCGTTTCATAAAGTTCTGGTCTCTTACACCCAACAATATGATATTGTTTAAGATATTCATAACCGTCGTCAAGATTGGTTGAAGCATTCACAAAAGAATTGAATTGAGTTTGTGAACTATATTCATGAGTTGTTGAAGCAACATTGAAAGGTTTATATGTTTCTGTTTCTGTGGTTCGAGTGATCGCTATCGGGTAGCCCGGCAAATCTGGGTTATCTACTTTATCTTCTCCGTCTCTTAATGTGAATGTATTTTGAGAGACTACAGATTGAAGTTGTCTTGTTATCTCTGTAGCAATATATTCTGGTGAATTAAAACCTGAAGGCACTTTGACTGTTTTTAATTCTCTATATGGGTAATATGTCATATATTCCGGTTCTCTTAAATATTGTGGGGGCATAGAAGATTTATTGGCTGAAGCAGAAGAAGCAGAGAAGTATGTTTTTTCTGCCATCATGATTGTAAATCTCGAATTATCTTTTTTCAATTTGCTTAACTTTTCTACATTTGATCCAGTATATATTTGATAAAAATCGTCATAAAAAGCAAACTTATCAACCTTTGAAGTGTTTTCAGTATCTCTTTGATTGAATGGGTCACACAATGACATACCAGTAGATTGCGTATCAACACCAGTATATTTTGCGGTTTCGCTTTCGTCAAGCCAAAATCTTCGTGGTAAATCAATATAGTTTTTGCCGTTGGCTGGCACATAATATGACATTAGAAAATTACCTTCATCGTCTCTTATTTCTTTCTCTGTGTTTGTTACTACCGCTTCGATTGTATCAGCACCAACAATCATTTCTGAAGCATTTGAACCGGCAATATGTTTGGGCGTTGCCACAATATGCTGAAATGTTTTTTTAAAACCAAGACTTTCACCTTTGATTTCGATTGAAGAACTTTGACCCGCACCCCTTTCAGAAACCATTGCCCCATGAACTGAAACTTTGTCACCCGCTTCTAAGTGAACAATATCTTGTAGATTATTTGTCCAAAGAGCAAAGTTTTCATTATTTCTTGATTTGGCTTCTTCGCTGTGTAATCGGTTACATTCGATAACCTGAAGGTCTGTGTGATCATTCATTTTATATATTATTATAATATATTTAAAATATATTATTTTAACTTAAACTTTTTTTTATAAGCATTAATATTACTCTTTAAAGATGTTGATTGTCCCCATAGAATGTAGAAACTTAGAAAACCGGGTTTCATGTAATCACCAGAAGCCAGATCTTTTTTGTGACGATCTCTGTATTTATCTCTTCGTTTTTTGTCTTTGTGCTGGGTATAATCTTGATATCGGTTATCACCGAATTGTGACGTTTTTATCTTCTTACCTTCGTCATTATAAAAAATCGCTTTCCACTTTTTATTCTTAGCCGTTCCAGATTTTATTTCTAAACGCATTTTTTTTAATTTAATATATCAAAGATATTTTTTTAAGATTTCGTTTTTTCATTCAAAATAAAATGTTTGTCTCTTATTATTGAAATGGGCAAAGGTGGGGCAAATCCATATCCGCTATGGTGGGCAACTTCAGAAACACCAGTTTGGCGAGACGTGCCACCCAAACGTAACAAGTCGCCGTATAATCGAGAAACTAAAAAAGAAAGAGAGAAAAGAGAACAAGACGAATATTATCGTGAGAAGCCTTGGTCTCAAAGAGAGAAAGAAAGAAAAGAACAATTCAAAAGAGATTTCTTCGGTGGTAAATATTTCTATGACGAAAATCAAAATAACCATGATAACACTTCTTATTTTGATAATACTTCTGACGATATTGATCCAATCTTTAAAATTAAAAAATCTTCTTCTGAAGACGATTTCAAGAAGGCTTATCGAAAATTAATATTGAAGCACCACCCAGACAAAGGGGGTGAAAGTTCATTTTTTATAAAGATACAAGAAGCGTATGAAAACATTAAAAATTATTTTGCTTCTTGATTAAGATTATCCCTGAGAATATCAAAAGGTCTATCAACTATTTTATCGATTTGACTATCTGAAATGTTGGTATCTGTCCAAAGACTTTCAATAACATTCTCACATTCTACTTCATGCCACTCATAAAATATGTTACTTAATTCTGTTATTTTTTCTCTATCACGATTACAATTCTTGATAAAGAACTTTTCAATCTCTTCAATAACTTCGTCAATCTTGACCCAATATTTTTCAACCTTATCCCCGTCGGTTTTAAGAGCCTTGTATTCTTCTTCACTAATATTTTTTGTCTTGATAATTAGTTTTGGTGTTTCATTGATAATTGTTTTCTTTGGCTCAACAGGTTTCTCAACCGGTGGCGACTTAATACCGTCAATAATATCAAGAATAATATCTTTACAATCATTTGTGATAGTTTCTCTATGTTGTAATTCTTCTTCATAACTTTCAAAATCGTCTTCTTCTTCAGAAGATAATTCTTCTTCTTCTTCTGAACTTTCTTCTTCTGAAGATAATTCTTCTTCTTCTTCTGAAGATAATTCTTCTTTTTCTTCTTGTGTGTCAATCACTGACCCACTCTCATATTTCTTTAGTTTTTGTTTTAGTTCTTCATTCTCTTTGATAAGTTTATAAATATCATTCGATTGTTCTGTGTATTTTTTTGATAAATCATTGTATTTTTCAGCCAGATCGTGGTTTTTAATATTATCAATAATATAATCTCTTTGCTTTGATTTGTGAATTGAAATCTGCTTCATTCGCCATGAAAGAAAATGGTCATACTTTTTTGAGTTATTTGGCTTATCAACCAGTATCATTTTTTTGAGTTGCTTCTTGAAACACCTGCGAGCATTTGCTGACACAAACTCTTGACAATATCCAAAGTCAAGATATTCTGTGATAATTCTATCAAGTTGTTTTTTGAAGTCATAATCGTCATTAGACGCATTCACAGGGTGAAGCGAATAGAATGCTCTGATTTCTTCGTCTGTAATATTCGATTGACATTTAATTGATTTTGGCACAAAGATTGTTTTTGACATTGTTGTTATCTATACTTAGTTTTATATATTAAATTATCTTTAAATGCTTTGGGTCAATATTGACCCGTGTCAGTCATTGACCCATTCATTAAAATAAAGATTTGTTCTCTAATTATCAAGAGAGAAATATAAAAAATTAAAATTATCGAAGTTTTGTTATTTGTTTAAAAAAAGCGATTTTTAAATTATTGAACTCGACCAGTCGCAACAGTTGGCTGGGGGGCAACGCTTACTTCTTGAACCGTTTCTTGTGCTTGCTTTTGTTTCAGATCGTCTGATTGTTTATCTTCACTGACTAAATCACCAATTTCATTCACAGCACCAGACGCTAAATCTAATGCCCCACCAACTAATGCCAATGGTGGGTATACTGCCCCACCCACGTCAGCAATCGAACCTGCGAGATTTAATACACCACCAATCTTATGTTCTGTATTGTCACCCGCCAAATGAAACTTACCACCTTTGAAATCTTCCATGACGTCCATAGTGCCTTGGGCTAAACCACCAGCAACCCCAGCATATTTGCCAAGTTTCGATAAACCGTCTTCTGTCATTTCAGCAACCCCGGGCATACCCTTTGCCAATTTAGAACCAGCACCTTCAGAAACTTCAGCAGTTTCTTCAACAGCACCAGCACCAGCAGGTGAACCTTCATTAACTGGTGGCTGACCCGCTTCGTCGGTTAATTGACTTTCACTCATTGCTTGTCTCATGGGGTTGCCTTCTTCAGCGTCTGCCCCGAGATTTTTATTTGAATTACTTTCAGGGTTTGACGCTTGACGTTTCGCCTTCCAATCTTGATAAGCCTTGACTTTATTCGGCATATTCGCACCAGCCCAAAGTTCTTTGCCAGTTCTTTCAATATCAAGCATAGTTGCGTTCGATTTTTCTTGGTCTCTTAAGCCTTGTATCTTATCGGCTACGTCAGAATTGTGCTGTCTTATCTTTTCATTCAAATCTCTTACCTGCTGAGTTCGTGCGTTACCCATTGATATCGCTTGTGCTGAAGTGCCATAAAGATCATTCATATTTATATTGTATATGAATATTTTAAAAATAATATCAAAAAAAATAATTAATTAGTCTAATTCTAATTCTTCCGCTTCTTCACTTTCTCTTGTTGGGTATATTTGTTTTTCAAATCGAATATAAGCATGAGCGGGGTTTTCAGATAATTTCAAATATAAAAATGAATATCTATCTTTCATTGCTTCTTCATAAAGTTTCATAAAGTTCTTTTCACCACCAACCATATCCCCGTATTCTTCGGCAATCTTTTGAAGTTCTTTTGTGTTTTGCTGTTTGTGAATAATTACGTCAGTTGCGTTGTTTCTAATCATACCAGATACAGCCCGAAATGATTGAACCGCAATAATATAAAAATCAATGTAATGTCTGAACCGAGTTGAAAAAAATGAGACTTGATTACTTTTCTTGAAATCTTTTGTCAAAATATCGTCCATTACCAAAGCAAACGTCGGTCTATCTTCTTTATCAAACTTACTCTGTTCTGTTTTAATTCCTTCAATCATGCTATCTTCATAATGGTCTTCACATTCAAAATGTTTCGATAATATCTTGCCCTTATTATCTGTATGAAGGGTTGAACTAATAAACTTTACAATGTCAAACTTATCTTTATAAAAATCTTCATTACAAAAAAAGTTAACTAATAGATTTGACTTGCCTGAGCGAACGCTCCCAATAATTAAACAAAGGCTTGGCATTTGTGGCAAGTTGGGGTGAATGTCTTCGAACTTTTCATTTGGGTCTTCGTCTTTTACTTTTAAAACTTTGGGCGTTGATTTCTTCTTTTGATCGCACCGGCAAACCTTATGACCTTTTGGGCATTTCTTTGGCATTTATATATAATAAGAATATATTTTTAATTCAGATTATTTAATAATTTTTTATGTCTCTTGATTAACATTTCACAAAGTTTCTTATCATTCTTGGGTTGATATCTTGGCTCACCGCCCATGTTCTGGTGGTGATATTCTTTACACCAATTGCCCTTGTTTC